ATGGAAATATCCATTTATATATACTTTTCCATTATGTTTATAACTGTTTCCGGTGAATGCATATTTTGAATCTATGCTAGTAATTGTAAATTCTATTCTGTTATTTAAGTCAGAATTTAGCTGCGTAATAGCATCCTGTGCATTCGTCATGTCAGTCTGATTTGCTGGCGTATAACCAAGGGCTGTCGTTACATTACCTTTGGTTAATTCTCCACGGATTGTAGCACTGCTTTTATTCTCCACATTGCCTAATCCAACTTGGCTTTTAGTAACTCCGTGAGGATTACTTTTATTCGCAAGATGATTAATCAGAGTTGTAATTGCAAGTTTAATCTTTGCAAATGCAATAGATATTTTCTCGCCACTTGATAAAGTCACAAGAGTTGTTGTATCTGAATATGTCGGTGTCTGATCATTTGTCGCTACGTTCGGAACGTTCCCTAAGCCTACTTGCGACTTAGTAACACTATGAGGGTTGCTCTTGTTTCCTGTATGCGTATTTAACGCTGTCTGCATAGTTTCAAATGTAACGTACCCTTCTGGATCAACCGTTGCTGTCATTTTTACATCATTATTAAGCTTGATGTAAAAATTATGTACTAACGACCATGACGGCATAGCCGATTCTGCCGGAACTTCTTTCCCTGTTGTACTTTGAGAAATCGCAAACAACACTTCACTTCCGGTTGATCCTTTTGCATAAATTCCAAGCTGTGTCATGCTGTATCCGGCAGATAAACCAGCGTTTGAAAACAATACTCCTATCTTGATTGTTTCGTTTGTTTTTGTCACGCCCTGTACTGTTCCAGACTGCTTAATTGATGATACCGCCGTCTGACTTTTCAAAGCACTAACGTCAACTTTACCAGCACCAGACTTGATCGCTGTTACTGTTATTGTTCCTCCGCTTAAGGCATTCTTTAATAATTCAATACCTGCATTTGTAATTACTGTATTTTCCCACATGATTTTATACCTCACTAACGATCGAAGAAGAATATTCACAAGATCCTGAAACAATCGCATAATTCAATGCCGTCTCTGATTCTATAACGTATGAAACACGAATATCGCACAATAAATGTGCTGGTTTCAATTCGTCAATTCTTCTTACTACTTCATCATAATTATTTACTTCGCCATAAAGATTGACTTGAAATGTATTTTTTGCTGTATTTTCTATGAGCTTTGTTTCTACACCGCTCAAAGCTTCTATGATCTTTTCAAACCTTTTAGGATTCAAAGGCCTTTTTATCCTCATTTGCAAAATTTGTGTTCTTCTCTGCTCAATCGTCTGATCTGGAAGCGGCGTTATTCCGTATTCTTTTTCCCAAATAGGGAGCCCCCATGTAGCACGATCAACAAATATCTGATCAAATATATCTTTACATATTGTTTTTACGTCATCTATCTCAAGTCCGATCACTTGGAACAGCCAAAGTCCGATTCTTGATTTCCCATAAATCGGCGATACATAGTCAATCATTTGTTTTGCACTTTCACTCGTCAGGATTTGCTCCATAAGGTCTGTTTTATACCACATAGTATTATCCCTCCGTTATTGTTACTGTTCCTAAAACCGGCATTTGTCCAGATTCAAGGTCTACATTTTTTGACACTCCATTGATTTGTACACTGTCATAATCATAGATACCTGATACAGCTCCAAGGATACTGTTGATCGCTGATATTCTAACCGCACTATCATTCGATGAAACATTTAACAAATATGACTGAAGTGCAGCTTTCAAATCATTCTGCACATCGCCAATTTCTGCTTCTCTCAAATAAACCACAGCTGATATGTTAACTACTACTGTTTCAGGAGCCGTTATCTCTAATACAGCATTGGGCGGTGCTAAACGATCTGATTCACTATCTGGACGCATAATATAATTATATACAGCATCTTGAATCTGCTTCGATGCTGGTACTCCGTTCTGATCCATTAAGATGATCTTGATTATTCCAGAGTCATCTTTTGCTGGTATCACAGTAACTGCACCAACACCGGGAACTGACAATGCCCATCGTTTATAGTCTGCAACATTTCCAACATAGGAAATGTCATGGCTTCGATCATACTCAACAATTCGTTCTCTTAAAGTATCATCGTCCTCTTCATCCAAACCGCCTGTAACAGCTTCCTCATTTGTAACAGAGATTATTTCATCGAGCAGTTCTCCTGTCTCATCTCCAGTATGTAATACGATCGTATTTACTCCAACATTGCTTGCAGATCCTCCTTCTGCTGCCTCAATTGGAATCTTTGCATTTCCAAGAGAATCGACCGTAACTTCCTCTGTTGTTACAAAATCTATCGTATTTCCTTCGTCATCTGCTTCTGTAGAAAAACCATATCCTAAAGGAATAACAAGACCGGCTTTTGCTGTAACAGTCACATATCCTGTTGCATTTACCGATTCTCTTCGTACAAGACCTCTTCCATCAGCGTGGTAATCCAATAGGTAAGATTCTTCACAGGTTACCGGCGAAAGACTTTTCAATACTTCCACAAGCACATATTCTTTTAGCTCTGCTATCTCAATCGCTGTCGGACGTGTAAAATCCCAAGGAAAACCGCCTTCGGATTTATCAATATCTTCTGGAAGATTGCTAAGCATCTTTTCATGGATTTCCTCTTCACTCGAATTATTCAAGAAATCTGGCAATTCTAGTTCTTCTGCTTCCAATGCCATTTTTAGACCACCTCACTTTCAAATTGTGTCTGTATTTCTATATCTCCATCAATACCCTGCACCTGTACTGTTACAAGACAATGTTCTGCTTCCCATTGAAACATAATATTCCCAACGTACAAAGTTCTTTCGGACGGATCAGCCATCAATGCTTCTTCGATTTCTCTTTGTAAAATGCTTTCTGCCTCTTCACGGCTATCCGCTTGCAAGGCACTTTCATAGTCAATCCCAATGTCGGTGGAATATCCTTCATGAGCGTATCTTTGTGTCATGATCGTTTTGTAACACCATTGCACCCACGCCTCGAACCCGGATGCCTCTTTTAATTTTCCATCGTGAAGCGTAACAAAGTCTCCAGTATCAAAATCAAAAAAGATGCTGGGTTTATAACCTGCATCTTCCTCTTCTTCTGTATTTTCTTCCTCAGTTCCTTCATTCTCTTCATCTTCAAAATATTCTTCTTCATTTTCATATTCCTCTGGGAAAAGATTATCCGGCATCTTCTTCATCTCCTTCCACTTTACCGATCACAACGATTTCCTCTGCATCTGTCCAGATCAGTAATACTCGATCGCCATCACTTACTTTCGCATTAGACAACATTAAAAAATCGTCATCCGGTTCTGCACTTTCTGGATAAGAGTCAGGAAGAATCCCTCCGTCTTTCATAGTTCCAAGTTCTGCAACAACATCCGCTGCACTTTGGTTTCCTTTAGAAATCTGTTCGATCGCACGAATAAAATTTTTTCTTCCATTTCTCTGCATAGAACTCTCCTTTAGTAAAAAACAACGTCCATCGTACCAGCCACACAGTCATGTGTAATACTTTTTACTGTTTTATTTCCTTTCAGTCCAGCGGTACCACATCCAACATAAACGGTGTCTCCACGTTTTATCTTCGGATTACTGATCGCCGTTACTATATATTCATACTTGACCTTTGCACTGCTCTTCAATTTCTTTTGTGCTTGTTTCTTTATTTTTGAAAGTTTCTCCTTCTTGTCTTTATCCATGACTTCTTGGATCGTACCAAACTTCGATGTATTCTTAGATACTGATGCAAGTTTAGGGATTGACTTTTTCTTAGCTTCTCCGTAGATCTTTATCTTTGTAACGATATCATCCATTGTCTCTTTTACCTCTATGGAGATTACATTCTTTCCTTCCTCAATCTTATAAATCGTTGTATTAGTATTGGCATACTTGACAATCACTGTAGTTCCTTCAATCGTAAAAATATATCGGCTGGAAAGTTTACTTTTCGCTTTGTTCAGCACATATACTATCATATCTCCAATGTTCTTTTGCACTGGTTTGATCCTTTTGTTTTTGATTGATCCGTAACTGTATTTCAGTTTCAACTTCCATGCAGTACAGATTCTTTTTACAATTTCCTTTGTGCTGAGACCTTTTTTATAATAAAAATAATCTTGGGATTTCATCATATAAATCAAGTAATCATAGGCTGTAAATGTTACCTTTTTTTCTGTATCGGTAACCCTGTCTCGATCCCAGATCACGCCTCGAAATACTTCAAAATCTCCATGTCCAGCATTCGAATATATGTATAATCGATCTGATGGCTGAATCAATGTCGCAAGTGTTACACCATTTTTCGCAGCGTTCATTACTGTTAAGCTGACTTCCTTTGCCAGCGAATCAGGATCATCAGATATTGTCAAGTCCAGTATAACTTTCAGCTTGTATAGATCATATTCTTGCCCCGATGTTGTCTTTACAACCGCTTTATACAGTGGATTTCCTAAACTCGGCATATCTTCCTATCCTCCTATCATTTTTAACAGTGTTTTATAATCAGCGACACCGGTTACTGTCAATTTATGCTTTCGTTGGTAAGTTTTTATTGCTGATACTGTCTTAGATCCACAAGTACCATCCTGTTTGACTCCTACCATTTTTTGCACAAATTTTACGACCTGTCCTTTTCTTCCGGTTCGGATCTTGATCTTTTTCATGGCTGATTTCATCGAAGATGTCAGCTTTTTATCAACTTTCAGCTTCGAGTAGCCATCTTTATTCATTGCTTTCTTTAATTCCTCAACCTTGGAATTAGAAACTGATTTACTGCTTGGAACAGGAATCACAAGCACCTGTCCTTTATAGATCGTATATTTGCTGATCTTTTTCTTTGGATGTTTCTTACGTTCCTTTTTATTCCTAGAATCAATCAGTTTCTTATTTGCATTATAAATAACCTTGTATTTTTTACTGGACCCAAGATATTTTTTTGCAAGTTTCCGTAATGTTTGTCCTTTCTTTACTTTGACCTTTTTCTTTGTGGTTTTGGTACTTCTTTTCGTTGAGGAAACACTTATTTTTTCGTAGTCGATAAATCTTACCGTGTAGTAATAATCATTCAGGCTTTTGACCGTAGAATCGTATTCTGAAACACGCATATCAACATTGATCTTCGTTCCTGTAATACAGACATTTACCACTTTCCCATACTTAGCCCAGTATTTCATCAGTGCATCTAAGGTTGCTGGATCAGTCCACTTACGAACAAATTTCATGCCTTTTCTTGCTTCTCCGGGAAAAAAACATTCCCAGCTTAGTTCTGAAAGATTTTTACCATTCGGAACACTGACCTGACCTAATTTATAGATATCATATTCTGCAAACTTACCTTCGATTGATGATTCAATTTCTTCAGGAATGATCGGAATTTGTATCTTCTGATCATTCCCTTTTGAATTTTTTCCAGTAATATATATGTCCATTTACATTACCTCCGCTGTTCTGTTACTTGCCGTTGATCCGATTGCATCTGCGATCGCCTGCATAATAGCATCTGCGATCTCTCCTTTAGAGTTTTTGATAGCATCAACTATGCCGTCATTTCCAGATGCATTGACGCTGATCGTAATACCACCAACATTGATCACTGGCTGACTGCTACCAGACGAAGCTTTTCCAGATCCGGATGATCCTCCAACAAGTCCACCTTTGGCATGCTTTGTAACGCCTAAAATCTGTCCTGCTTGATTCCAGAGAGATAATGCACGGCTTCTATGTCTAGAAAGTGGAATGACCATTTCGTTTCCTTCTTCTCCTAATTCAGAAACGATATGACCTCTGACCAGACTACCCTTCGCATTATGAAAGAACTTTCCATTTTTCGGTAAGGCTGTCTGTACTTTCGGTGCGGATGATGTCTTTTTGCTTGTTTTCTTTTTACCAGATTTTGAAGAACCGCTATTACTTAGATAACTTCCACTAGTAATACTTTTGATCGCACTTGCTTGTGCAGCGGTTGTACTTGCTGCGGATGCAATCGTTGAGGCTGCGGATGCTAAAGCACCTGCAAGTGATAATGCGGAACTTCCAGCACTTTGTAAGTTGCCACCAGCTGTAAGAGACATTGAACCCATGCTTCCAAGCATTCCGGTAGTACTTGCAGACATACCACCTAAGCCAGTAACTTTATTACCAGCAGCGTCAGTTGCCCCAGAAAAGACTTTTGTACTCTTAGAACCAACGTTTGTCTGTTTTGTATTCTTTTTGTTCTCCTCATACGCTTTCTGTACTGAACTCGCCAGCTCTTTATATTTCGCCTCTTTTGGATTAACACTACTAATACTTTCTTTGCTATATTTCCAATAATCTTGACCTTTTGCTGTCATAGAATTGCTGTTTTTTAGTGCTTTTTTTCTTTTTGATACGAAATTTCTAAGTGCATCTCCAGCTTTATTCCCTTTAAAAATCGCACCAAGTCCACCAATTCCAGCTCCAATTAATGCGCCTGGAACAGCTCCGATACCACCAAATCCGGCTCCAATAGCTGCACCAGCGGCTGCACCGCCGCCAACCATTCCAAGTTTCGTACCACCTCTATAGGCTTCCTTCTTCTTCGTGGCTGAATCTTTTGAGGTCACTGCGTTATAAATATTACCAGCTGCACTTCCTATTCCAGCAATCCCTAAAGCTCCACCTAATAAAGATGCACCTCCAACGGCTGCTGCTCCACCAGCGGTCGCTGCACCTGATCCAAGTTTTACGCCTAGATTTCCAAGCCATGCTTTCCATCCAGTGGCAGCTACGGTTTCTCCATTTTTCAGCGTGACACCAGAACCGCCTAAACCAAACAAGCCACCCGGTGTCCTTGTCGGTCCAGATGGTGTTTTCGGTTCAGTTTGTTGCATTTTTCGCTTTACGCTTTCTGGTAACCAGATTTCTTTATTACCTGTTGGATTTGTTCCCGGTATTGTAGAATTTCCGTTTCCAATTCCTCCGTTCACATTTACAACTGCCGCGGACACATTGATTGTTCCAATAGAATCTCCCAAAGGATTTGTTTTTCCTCCACCTCCAGAACCGCCAATGATCAGATCGTATAGACTTTTTCCACCTTTAAACAGCTTTAGCCCTCCAGATAATCCAAGAAATCCAGCTAAATAATCTTCGATACCAGCTTTATCTCCGCCTGGTAACAGATCCTTAAGAGATTCCTTGAACCAGTTTCCACCAGCTTTTGCAATATCTTTTCCAATCCCAGTAATCTTTTTAACGATCGTCGGTCTTCCTTTAGAATCCCACCACTTAGAAAACGGATTTACAATCAGTTCATCCCAAGCAATACTAATCTTGCCACCGATTGAAGCATTTTGGAATTTTGGCATACTAATAAGATCGTCGATCTTATCTCCAGCCTTTTCAAGTCCCTTGAATACAGATGTACTTGCATACTCTCCAAGTTTTTCAAGTGATGTTCCAGCTTCTTTTAGTTTTGCATCGGATTTATCGAGATAATCTGCAAATTCTCCTAAACCTTTCGTTGCTCCCTTCTGGAGACCTTTTCCCCATTTAGAAACAATGTTTATGTCGAACGTATCTTTAATATTTGACATTAATCCAGAAACCGTCGAATTAGATGTTTTGTCCATCATTCCATCAAATTCTTTCAGCCCATTAAGGATTGTCTTAACTGCTTTGTCTCCACTGATTTCGCCCTTTTGAGACATTTCTCTGATCTGGGCTATGGATTTACCCTCTGCATCAGCAAGATACTTCCATGCGTTTATGCCGACATCTGTCAGCTGATTCATGTCCTCTGCGTTCAGCCTTCCGTTTGTTTTCATCTGACCTAAAGCTCTGGATACTCGAGAGATACCCTCTTCTCCAGCTCCAAGTGCTGCGGATGCATTACCGATCTTTGTTAGATCCGGAATAATGTCTTTATCAGAAAAACCATAAGCCAACATCCTTTGAGCATTTGATACTACGGCCGATGTGTCAAACGGAGTAACAGATGCAAATTTCTTCGCACTATCCATAAACTTCGTAGCTTTCTTTTTAGATTTCAGCATTGTTTCAAAGCCAATTTGATCTGTCTGAAATTCGTCTGCTAATGATACTGGATCAGCTATCAATTTCTTTGTAGCAATTCCAGTTATAACTCCACCAGCCAAAGTTTTTAGTGAAAATATAGAATTCTTGATCTTAGATATAACACTTGGGATTTTTTTGATCTGACTTGTTACCTTGTCATCGATTTTTAGGACTGCTGAAAAAGTCTTTCTACCAAAACTCATACCAGCACTCATAGCTTTTTTGATCCCTGCTGTTGCAGTGTCTTTTAATCCAAGTTTTGGAGTCCAGGTCTTTTTACCGAGCCCGTCTCCCTTTTTACCAAACTTGTCGAGGACTGGACTTGCTTTATCTTCAAGTCCTAATTTTGGCTTTGCACGCTTCTTTCCAAGCTTGTCCATCTCTCGTGATGCTTTCTCTGCATTCTTCCCTGTTTGCTGTAGGCCAGAAGATGCATGGTCGGAATATTCCGATACAACATCGATCACAATTTCTTTGTTTGCCATTTATGCATCTCCTCCTTCCATAGCTTTTAAAATTGCTGCAAAAATAAAAGCCCTCTCTCCTTCAGGAAGATCAAGGGCTTGTGATGGTAACATTCCAGTCCGTAAATAATTTTCTGCAAGCATAGAAGCTAACGGACTGGATTCAATTAGTTTTTTGCGTAGTCAACTACACTAACACCGCCTCCAGATAAGTTATCAATAGCATCGCTGACAGCTTCAAGCTCTCCAGCTGTTAACACCTCTTTGATAATTTCGTTCTGTGTCATAACCATATGACCAGCTTTCTTTAATCCTTCTTTCAGCGCTGAATTATCCCAGAATTTCTTTCCGTCAGTCGCTACTGTTGCAGTGTAAATCTTCCATGCCATGTAATCAGCTGTACTTACTTCTTTCTCAACGAGAGGAAGTGAAGCTCCGCCTGGGTTTGCCATATAAGTTGTAGCTTTCTTTCTACACTGTGCAATTTCATCGAAAGATAATGGTCGGACATTAAATTTAAACAATGTCTGTCCATTTCTTGTAATATTCAATGGCTGCTGTACTTCTGTTTTATACTCTGCGGCTTTTAAAAGACCCGTGATCAGATCCATTTCATTATCTTCGGTTACCGTAACATTTGTTTCTTTCTTTTCTGCCATTTTATTTTCCTTTCTTTATGCTGCTAATGATTTAATGCAGTCTGGTACGCTGTTAACAATGAACTGCATCTGTCTCTTAATAACCTCTCCAGGTTTAACATCCAGAATATTTGTATCTCCGTCAAGAATACATTCATCCAGTAAGAATTTGCTTTCCCCACCTTCCAGTGGTTCTGTTGCACCACCTTGGAGAGAAAAAATAGGAAATTTCCCACTTTTGATTGCATCCAAGATTGGAACAATTGTAAGATCGTCTCTTACTACAGCTTCCGTGAATGATGCTGTAAATTTAACACTGTCCGGAACTCCATACGTCTGGACATCTCCAGCCGGATGAAAATCTACATTAGAAACATTCATCCCGATAGAAAACTCTTCCACGGATGCAAACCAGATGGAAACTCCATCAAGTGTGATAAAAAGCTTTCCGTCTTTTCCTGTCATCAGTTTTCTAGTATCAAAACCTTTTCCACTCATTTATATAACACCTCCTACTGTGCGATATACTGGAACTGATATGTTAAGTAGATCTTTTCCATGCTGTCAACGTCATCAATGCGGATAATAAAGTATGCATAATCCGCTGCATGTGGATTTTCTGTATCCTCATAAAATTCGTAGGTATCTAAGATCTTTCCTTCTCTGTTCATTTCAGCCAGTACTTTTTTAGCTTCCTGAATTACATTATCAACGCCTGCTGCATTGTTGCTGATCTTACCGATCAATGGTTCTAATGTACGATTGATACGGTCAAAAGCTTCATAACGGACAGCTGTACGTTTGATCTTCTTCCATCCTTCGTCATCGTCCTCATCCAGAACTGTATATGTGTTCACTCCTGAATCAAACCAGACCTGTCCTTCCTGTCCTTCTGACAAAAGAAGCAATCCAGATTTGATCGCATCGACATATTGTTCATTCGTCAGCTGTTCAATGCATGACTCCGCATCTGGAATCTCTGTATGTACAATTGATGTACTTGAATCTTTGCATCCAATCACACCTGCCTGAACTGCTGCCGCAAGGTATCCTTCCACCCTATCTCCGGCAGTATTATAATATCCGCTACCGCAGTAAATAAAATATGGTGCATTATAGGATTTTGCATTCGTTTTTCTTGTAGCAAGTGACTTTCCTGCCGCTTCTCCAAGTACGCAAACACCCAATGCACCGTTTGAATGGATTCTTTCCATGTATGTCTTCGCTAATGCTTTAACATCTTCTTCGACTGTATCAAGCACCAGTACATTCCAAGCATAAGTTTCGAATGCATTAAACGCATTGCTGTAATCTTCTGTTGTGACTGCCGGTGCTGATCCACCAGCCAAAGCCTGCTGTGCAACCGTCTGCATGATCCCGGATGCTCCAGAAACAAGTTCTGCGGATAAATACTTGCTGTCTTTCATTGCTTCCACCAGATTTGCAGCCTCATTTACATCCGCACCAGCGATAAAGCTTACTTTCTCAACAAGTGTTGCCCCATTGTAAACTGAACACTCTTTTGTCGTTTCATCTCCTAATTTCTGTTTTACAGTTACGGAGAATTTCAAAGCGGTTGGATATTTTGTCTTTAATGTAACTGCATTTGTGTCTGTGGTTGTCTGTAAGGACAGGCTTCCTTCTTTACCACCAGTTCCAAGACGGTAAAGATATACCGTGTTAGCACCTGCATCAAACAGTTTTACCGCTGCATCGATCGTTCCACTCTCCATATAAAGTGAAAGAAGATCGGTCTTTGATGTGATCTTCTGAATCTCTCCAACTGGACCAAAATCTGCATGAACCGGAATACAGAAAACTCCGTTCATTGCGGATGCTACACCATTATTTGTGATCTGCTCATGTCTGCGATAAACTCCAGCTCTTTCCTTTTTCTCGCCTTTTAAAAATAATCCGGACAAGTTCTTATACCTCCTTCTTCTTAAATGTATCTACAAGTTTCTTTGCTGTGCTCTGCGTTGCTTCTTTAACACCTGCCCTTGCAAATGCTGTTCGGATAATATCTTGTGATACTCCTAACACCTGTGGATTTTCTACATATTCATCCACAGTATAAGTAACTTCTGGCACTGTTTTTGTTTCGTCTTTCTTTTCTGCCATTGTTTCCTCCTAACTTATCGTAATTGTCTTTAATTCATCGACTGTTTCAACATCTCGTAGCTTTCCGTACTGACCTCTTACCGTTACCTGTCCATCTTTTAATGGATCAAGTTTCGTGCTGTATGCCAGCTGATTTACAAAAAACGGCGATCCATCATTCATAACGAACCGCTCTCTTTCCTGTAAATCTTGCAGCAAGTTCATAACAAACTGATCAGCATTTACATCCGATCCGGAGATCACATGTACCTTGATGTTGTTTGTAAACCATGTACAAGCATATGTCGATGGGAACGTTCCTGGCTGCATAGAATCCAGTCTAGTATAAACAACCACTTCTTCATCATCCGGCTTCCAGATTTCGTCAAGTTCCGTGTTATTGATCACTGTCACGTTCCAGTTCTCATCAATGTGCTTTGCCAAAGAACCGACTGCATCCAGCGGAAGGTATGAATGTTTTGGAAAAGCATATGCATCGAATGTCAGCACTGATCCACATACTTCTACATCCATTTGCCCTTCGATTGCTTCCTGAAATGATTCTGACTTTCTCCATACAAGAGAAATCGTTGTATCTTCATCGGTCAAGAAAACTCCTTCAAACGCTTTTTTCAGGATCTTCTTCGCTTCAAGCAAGTTCTTATATCCTTGATTATTAAACAGATACGCTATTGCAATCTCCATCGTTCCAGAAACCTTACGCTCTGAATCATCTTTCAGATTCAGCCCATAGATGATACGCCCATACTGCGAACCATCCCACCTTGAATCAGAATCATCAGGTGCCTGATCCAAAAATATTGCTGGTCCATTTTTGAACGCAGCCAATCCGTTAATATTCAGTCGTTTTAAGTACTTGAAAATTATTTCTTTCATAGAGTTACCTCAAAATCTGAACCGAAGATCTTTACAATCTCCGGCTCTGCTTTCTTCTTAATTGGATCAATAAATGGTCGTTTTGCCATCTTTTTTGTGCCACCTTCCAGCCATTCAGCGTGTTTTGAATTACTTTTTATCCGGCTTGTAACTTGATCTCCTTCAATCAGAGTTTGATCATCCCAGTCCTGACGTAACTTTCCAGACTGTGGTGCTGGTGTTTCTCCCGGTGCGGATGATCTATTCGGAAGCCGTTTGTATTTCTTTCCAGAACCGCCTTTCGACAATACTTCGATCTCAATATTTCTAAGGGTGTTTGTTGCCATTGCACCCTTTCGCATCATCTCTCTTTTGATACTTTCATCAAGATTCTTTGCACATGCTTGAAATTCAGCTTCTACGCCCATCTGTATCACTTCTTTCTAATACATAATAGATGGAAAACTGCCCTGTTCCAGCTGGATCTTTTGTACCCTTCACGATAAACTTACGATCATGGCACGGATCATCGCCAAGCAGTAACACATCGTTCTTACTTAGCTTAACCACTGGATGGTAAGACACAATCGTATGACTGATCGGAGTCTGGTTTTGTTTCCAGATTTCCATTGTCTTCATATCCGCTTCGGCTAGTATACCGTCTATGATCGCATCAGGGGCTTCTTTTTCATCGCCCTTTACAACCATGCCATCGTCCATGACTTCTGTATCCTGCCAGTAAACACGGAAAGACTGCATATATTGATATGGTCTACCGATTGATGTCATTTTCAAAAGCGTCCACCTCCAGGATGATTCATCATTCCAACGTAAAAATACTCTCGTTTTTCATTCTCATACGGCTTGATTCCAACACTGGAAGATGCAATTTCTTTTTTCAGATCATCATAAAGCTGTTTCCAGAAATTCATTCGATTACCAAAATTAAAAGAGACAGGACCAACACTGTTGTCTACGTCCTGTCCGTATTTGAGCATCATATGTTCTAGCAATTTCAGTTTTGCCATCTTAAAATTGTCTGGATACTGCTCTAATACAGCTGTGATCTCTTCATCGGAAAGTGCAGCTGACATTTCATCCTTTGATACATCAGTATCCGCCAATTCGAACCGCATCTTCATAACATCATTTGTATTGATCTCATCTGGAAAATAGTTATACGTCATTCTCCTCGCCACCTTCCGGCTGTTCTGCTGGTTCTTCGGTTTCTTCTACTGCTTCTGATTCCTGATTAATATCAGTATCAACGGAAAGATCAGCAAGTCTTGTTTCAACTGCTGCCTTAATTCCTTTTCTGGAATCAATCTCATGTAACAGCTGTAAGACCGGTGTATCTTCCTCTGTCATGGTCGCAATCTCAATTTTTGCCTCTTCAATTGTTTTCTGAATTGTGGCAAAGAACTGTAATAACTGCTGTGCGTTCACTGCAAGCTCGTGCTTTGATTGTAATAAAGGAATTGATAAAGTGTTAGGGTTAACATTCAAATCCTCTGCATACGCTCCATTTACGCTCGCTACTTCTGCAATGTGTCCAGACTTCTTTAAAAAGAGAGAGCGTCGTTCATCTACGACACCCTCTGGAATAATCTCTCCGATCTTATACTGCTTTCCGCCAAAATTAACTGGCTTAAGTGCAACATAATTCATATAAATCACCTCCTACTCAGATACGCAACCACTTAAGAACGTTGCAAGGTCATCGGAAGTCTTTTTCATGTCTGTTGCCATAAGTCCTTCGATGAACTCTGAATGTGATCCTCCTGGTCCATCATACTGTGATGTAGCCATCCATTGACCGTTTCCTAGCATATCCCATGTATAAATATATCCGGCAGATGGTTCTTCAAGATCTACTTCTTTCGGTGCATAAGTTAATAATGCACTGTTATCGTCGAAGACAAATTTCATATCGGCTTTCTGACCGATTTCTGCTGCATTATAAGTTGCATACAGAACTTTTACTTCTTCCAGACCAAGTACCGCTGCAATTACCTGTTCGTTAACAAGTGCTGGATTCGGTGTTGACCCTGAACCTGTAACTCTTTCTAAGAACTGCGGATGATTTTTGATTGCCTTATACGATCTGTATCCTAAGCATAATTTGTTAGGCATTCTACGTCCGTTTAAAAGGATTTCTTTCTTCATCTCATCAAACTGACCTACGATGTCCGCGTTTGCATCATCAAAATGCACAAACTGTTTAGATGTTGAAGCTGTTGCTTCTCCTGTCTTAACATTTGCCCAGGCATCAGCATTGAAAAACTTGTTTGCAAAGACCATATCAAGGTGCAGATTCATCTGTTCTGAAACCTGTTTTACCTTTGCACGTCTCGGATCAATCGTTGCTGGTGCTCCAGTTCTCTGGTAATCCAGAGCTGTGATGTTATCTACTCCGACGATGATCTGATCTACCTCGCATTTGTAAGTATCATCTGAATGAGAGAATACAGCCGGCTGTACTGCTCCGAACTTAGGCTTTCTCTTTACCTGGTCTTTCGCGATCTCTTCTTTGTTGAAGATATAGTAGCTTCCAGTGCTTGCATGTACTGGAAGAATTGGAAAGATGCTTGGAGCAACATTCATTCCAGGTGCCTGAAAATAGCTCATTGCCATATTGGTTAAGTAATAGTTTGGTCTCCAGCCTTTCGCAATATCAACTGCGATTGCTGCTGCGTTGTTATGTCCTGTGTTCATTTATTTCATTCCTCCTTTATTTACGCTTCATATCCAGCATGGATGATCGCAACGTTTACGATGTCTCCTTTTGCTGTCGCTGGTGTCAGTGCCATAGCTAAGATGTACTGCCCTGTTGTTGCCTTCTGGCATAATCCCTCTGCATCAACAGCAAGGAAATCTCCAGCCTCAATCTTTGCACCAGCTGCCCACATGCCCTGATTTCTGATCTGAACAGTAATATCATCGCCTTTGGCTACTGTTTCATCTCCAAGAAGCACAATTCCTGTTGCTTCCTTTCCGGCTTCAGGAATTTTTGCTCCATCTTTTGTTAATAAAACCGCTACGGCTGTTTTGAGTTCTGCTCCAGCTGTAACATTGATCACTGGACTTCCACCAGTTGGATTGTATTCATATGTTCTGTTTGCCATCTTCTCTGTACCTCCTTTCTTATTTATCGAACATTGCTCTTAATTCAGGATCATTCTGCATAACGATATCCTGTGCCTGTGCATCAGTAAGGTTTGGCATAGACTTTTTGATCTCTGCTACCTTTGCGTTCATCTTTGCAACACCTTCTGTATCGTCATTTCCTGTGTGAGCTCCACCAGATTTACCGATTTCCTCAAACAGACCTGATTTCTGAATTACCGCAAGGTTGTTATCCATGGATGCAATGAAGTTGTTATACGCTTCATCGGATGTTGCTTTCATGGATTTCAGAACTGGCACTAATTCCTCTGCTTTTGTTCCTAAGAGTTCATACTTCTTAGCAACTTCTTCTAAGGACTTCTGTTCTGCTTCCTCTGCTCTCTTCTGGATTGGTTCCATGATCTTCTTCATCATAGAAGTGAAGTCCTTTGTAACACCTTCCATTGCTTTATTCACTGCTTCCTGAACCTGTCCATCAATATCAGCTCTTTTTGCAGTATCCTCTTTTTTTGCATTTGCATCATCCTGTAATGCTTTTAATGCTTCTTTCTTTTCTTCCTCTGTCATATTTGAAATATCAAATGCCATTTCATTCTCCTTTTCTTCTTTTTCTTTGTTAATAGTTTCAGGATCGCAAGATTTCTCAATTACCTCTTGCATTTTTGCGATCTCAAAATCATCCGCAACAACAGTATCTTCTTTGTCTGTTGCTGCACGTTCTAATTTGATCCAAGACTTGGATGCATCATCCGAAAATGCCTTAAACTGATCAATGCTCTGTGCGATTGCTGCCTGTTTATCCTCACACTCTTTATCGAGTAGAATTGATACAATCGACTGCTCCAGAGAGTTGCAGGCATTCCAGATCTGATCCCTCACGTCGTAGATCTTCTTTTCATTCATTACATCATCAAATGATGTTGCTTCATCTTCCATGGACTTTCTGACATCTTCTGAATTTACTCCTAAGCTGTCACAAAACGCATTAAAGAATCGCTTGAAAAAGTTTCCCTTCGGTTCTTCTGCACCTCCTCTCTTTTTAATCAGGATATTTGCTTTCTGATCTGCTCCGATGTCTACTGCATCGATCTTTTTTACTTCCAGATCTTCCAGCTTTGTCTTTCCTTTTGTTTTCATGTTTCCTCCTTTCTAACGACACTTTTTCGAGTTTCAACACGATTATTCGAGTTTCAAAAACGCAAAGTGCAGTTTCAAAAACGCAAAGTGCAGTTTCAAACACAAAAAATAGACCAATTTGCATTTTTTGCAAAATGGTCCTTAGTTGGTCTATTAATTGAACTATTTAGCTATTTTTTGAACTAAATTTTAGATTTAGCTTAATTTTTAACTAATTTAAGACTAAATTTCAGTTTTTCCTTTCAGATTTTACTTCTTCAATGATCTTCTGAATCTTTCTTTTATAGTTCTTGTTCCCTGTCAGTCTTATGTGACTTTCCAAGGTTCTTAGATTTCTGGATGTTGGAACTCTTCTACGTTCCACGTTCTTCTTGATTGCGATCGCAACTCTTTTATTCCTACAGTGCGTATGATGCAATTCAAAGCAATCAGGATTGTACACGATCCATTCATCCTGTCGGTGTGATTTCTTAATCTTAAGAATGCGATCATCTCCTAGTTAATTCCTTGCCACGCCTGTTGCAGCAAAAATCCTAACAGTTCCCAGATCTTGTTTTTGATACTTCCCATGCAAATATCTTTGCCGATCTTTTCATCGTAATTCTTTGGATCAACACACGAAGATGATTCCACGATATCAAAACCATTTCGAAGCACACAACGAACAACTGTTGTTGTCTCTCCCATCGTGATTGTCTCCGTAGATGCAATAAAATCATCGACCATTTCTGGTCCGATACTTACTCCAGATGGAAGATTTTTATTATCATTCACTTTCATATATGCTTTCTCAAAAACATCTTTCGGAGACCATGATTCGTACCCATCTGGGTATACAACCTTGTATCCTGTGATTTCCTTTGTGACCGGATTTCTTTCTGGTTCTGCCTGAATCAATTTTGCACCAATATATTTGTCCATCATTCTTCCTCCTCGACTTCAATACGTTTCGCTTTGCCCTCAATACTGAACATCGTATAAGTTCCGTCTTTGATCTTTGCCCATACTTCATCGTCTGTGATATGGAATCCAACCCACCAGCCCTCTGGCAACGTACCTTCCTCTATACCAAGAGTTTTCATCTTTTCCTTAGTGAATATAATACTCTCGATTAAAACGCCTGCACCGCCTCGCTCGTGCATCTCTCCTGCTTCACGATAGAACTCTACATAGGTATATGCTGTCTGTTCTAGTTCTTCCGGATCAATTAAATCGTTCTGGCGGTCAACCAGCTGATTTCCATTCTCATCGACTGCAATCTTAGCCCATCCAAAGACGTACTGCTTTTCTTCGTCCTTCTTAGTAATATCTACTCGATTCAAGGACTTTCGTATACTGTCCTGTGTCTGTGCTGGGGATCGTATATAATCGTTAAAATATCTCATGCTTCCTCCTTCTTATACAGCCGATCAAAGTCTTTCTTGCGAACTACATTCAACCGACCGACTGAATCTTTTACAACGTAGTCTCCTATTCTTGCAACAAGTCTGCTGCCTTTATATTTCCGTGCATTAAAATAGATCGTACATCCAATAACGGAGATTGCTCCGTCACGCTGTGTACGATCTATCATAATTTCTTCGGTATTCATTTTCTTTGTGAACCAGTCAGGGGCGATCATCTCAATATCAGGTGTGATCTGCACTGCCTGAACTGTCTGCTCTATTGCTTTGTACTTCATCATTCTTCTTTCTTTGCATATCGTCCAGTTCCATTTGCATAATGGATTCCATCACAGATTTTCATAGTTACTTCTAACATCCCTAAAGGTTCAAACTGCCTACGAATATTTCTCGGAATTGTCTTATCCTTTAACCATTCATGCATGTCGTCCAGTAATTCAAACCATTCTTGTTCGTGTTCTGATACATCCATATCTTGTTTCATTAGCTGATCGAATCTTTCTTTTAATTCAAGATGTTTTTCCATTTTCTAAAGCCTCCATCCAGTGCGATACCTTCTGATAATCTTCAATATTTCCTGATAACATCATTTTATCATAGATCATATTATTCAGCCAGTCATACCTATCTGGTAACGGAACAGAAATAAGCTTCATTGCAAAATCATAATCATTTTTAAATAACCCAGCAACTTTATTTATATTTCTTAAAGCTTCTGTCATATGATCGTACTGTGATTCAAGAATTTGTATATTCTCTTTCTTGCTAATCTCCTGTGCTGCAAACTGTACCGAACCCTCTTCCATGTTCTCATACTGTTTATACATTTTACGATCATATTTTGTAACTGATCTAGCGTGTAACTGTTCATGTAACAAAATATGTGGGGCTGTTTCATGTCTGGTTATAATATCTCCGTTCCACTGGATTCCATAAATACCAGAATTATCATCGACTACGACCTTTCCACTCCAGGAGTTTTCAAGATCAAGATGTTTATCTGCGATCTCTGACATTTTACCAGCATAAGTTTCTATTTCTTCTGTAGTGTACTCTCTCAGTTCATCATCTTCTGCTTCATACGCTGCTGCCATAGATTTTGAATCGACATACATCACACAGCATTTACACCTCGGATGCAGTGGCGGAAGCAACTTTCTTGGAGTGAATTCTTCGTCCATTCCAACAACTTTGCCGTTCAGTTCTCTACATGTGCTGCATGTATTCTCACTGTCCGTTGCAGACCATTTTTTATCCTGTGGTGGCAATATGCCTTGATCGACAAGATTCTTTATATGCTGATATCTGCCATACTCATATGCAAACGCTCTTTCGGTCTGTGCGATCGTCTTTGCTCTTTCTCTGAGCTGACGTTCTGCATACTTCATCTGCTTGTTTCTTGCCATCTGTTCAATCTTTTCTGGCTTTGTTCTTGGGTGTTTCTTCTCCAACTCTGCCTTGATCGTCTCATAATACTTCATAGCTGCCTGAGTCTGTGGCTTTGTTAAACCAATACAGGGACGGATAAACCTTGCAAGCTCATCTGTTCCCATATGTTTTCTTATTCCGATATCGATCATTGACTGAATTGCATCTTTCTGTACCCTTGTACAATTCGTTACAAGCTCAGCTGTGTGATTTTCCAACCAATCAGATACCGCCCAATGATCTGCATCAAATTTATATCCAATGTCTATTCCTTTGTGCTGGTTTTGATTTTTAGCACCAGCTTTCATTGCTTTAACCATCTCTGGTACAATCTTATCATGAACCAGTTTTGAATAATCCTGTTGCCATTCTTCTACAGATTTCTTGGAGATCACACCAGCCTGAATAGCTTCTCTGATCTCTTTAAATGTAAAAACCGTCTGCTGATCCTTCCAATACCTGACCAGCAAGCGTGTTAATTCTGGACTGCTGCTATTAAGAAACCTCTCTAATGCTTCTTTCACATCATTTGGCTTCATCGATCCACGCTTCTTAACCTTTCGGAATAGGAACATATAATCAGCTCCTTCCTAATCGTTTCTTGGCTTCCTGTACCTTTCCATCATCTTCGGCAACGTCCTGATTGTTCTCTGGGTGTACATTATTTCCCTGTGATCCAAGATCGTTTGTCTGCTGATCTTCTCTGTCAGGATCAATGAATCTTTCATCGTTAGCTACCTTTGGTGGCAAATTAGCGGCTTCTCGAACATATGTTTCCAATTCGTCGTCTGGAATCAATACACCAGTGCCAACCATCGTCTGGATGTACTGTGCTAATTTGTTCATGTCGATCTTTTCAATATCTCCGTGAACCATCTTCGGGTAGTCTGTGATCCCCTTGAAATGTTCTCCGTTTAGATCAATCAATCTTGGGATCGCTTGGTTATTAAACGCTTCACAGATAATGTCAAGGTATGATCCAATAGCTATAGCAAATAACTCTGTCTTATCATCGGACAATGCAAATGATCCAGTGTGTTCATGCCCCAACAGAATAAAATCCGCAAGCGTTGTCATTGCTATGCGGCTATCATAACGATTTATAATCTCGTTCGTATCAATTTGTCTGCTTCCACCTGTGGAAACAAGCTCGAACTTAAATCCCGGTGGTAACACGATTCCAGCACTTTTGTCTTGTCGGACATTCTTTACCAAACTATAAGCCCAGGTTAACATTCTTGAGCCTTCGGGATCATCTGGATTATACAAGTCAACACCTTCTGGTGGCGTGACCATCGGTATACCAGCGAGATCTCTTTCAATCCCGATCCCTTCAAATTCCTGAATCCCTTTTTTAAAGTACCAGGAACGATAAGCATTTCTCAGGATACTCCTTCCTTCTGGATTTCCTTTTCTGGATCGGGTTCTGAAATGGATTGCCTTTTCCAGCGGAATCGTATAAAGTCCAAAATTTGGCGGCGGCATCTGCGTCATGCCAATTAGGTTGTCTTCATCGTCATACTCCCATTGATACAACGAATCCTGTGATCGGATAGGAAGCTTTCTCCATCCAATCAAACCATCGTCATATTTGCTGTTCGTCTTAGGGTTTCCTGTTCGCCCTGATCTCCTCTTATATACGATCTCATGATATGACCAACCATATGTAAGGAATGATAATATTTCCGATACTGTGTCAGTCCATGTGCTCTGCATATCATCCATGCAAGACTCAACGAACTCCGCTGCCTCTATATCCTTTTGATCGTCTCCCTGTGGCTCTACGGAAAACTGTGCCTGTCTAAGCAATGTATCCAACGCAAATATGATCGCTCCGATTACATCATCGTTAGACTCCATTTCCGTATATACCTTTACTCCTCGTTGTCCTCTCAACTCTGGGAGAAATTCTTCGTAAAAGCTACCGCCCCACCGATTTTGACCGATGCGACCTATTTCATCATACAATGCTATTTCACCTCCAGTAACTATCTTTTGTTCCAACATCACTTCCTGGAACACTGATTGGTTTAATTTTGTTTCTGTAGCAAGATAAAACAACAGCATCCGCCCGGTCCGGAGACTCTCCGATGCGTTCTTTCATTGCTTTTTTCGATTCTAGCCGTATCTTCCCTGATGAACTAAGATCATATTTTCTCGCACTTAATTGTGCGATAAGCTCTGTATCATTTGGTAATACTGCTTCTTTTTCTTCTAACATATCTCTTAATATGGACCATGCATAAGATGTGATATCATGATATTTTTCTGCTGCTTTCTTGTCTGGAACGGCAGCAGAAAAATTAACCGGAACGATAACCACACCAGATAGCTTTCCTTCCGATTTTAATTCATTCAAACGATCTGTTACCCCTCCACCAAGACCAGTATCATCTATGATCACATATATTGTTTTTTTATATTTAAACTTTTCCTTGATATTCCTACACTCTACAACAACATCTCCTACAGTTTTCATTAGATCTTGACCATGCCTAATCTTTTCTAGTGTGATCTTGTTATTCATATTTCTTGCGATCACTGTGTCATCGTCACCAAAGCGGGCCACATCGACTCCTAAAGTGCAAATATCAGCTGGTGGTATCTCTTCCAAGATGATCGATGCTTCCAACATTTCCAAGGGCATATAAACATCATCATCCTGTTTGGGAAACAATCCTTTTACTCTGACTCTGACAACATTACTTTCTTCTCCATATTTTCTGATCAGAGAATCAATGTTGTCTTTATTAGTTCTTTTAGATTCTGCGGAGTTTACAGTAATGCAATAATATAATTTACGATCCGATGTATGGCTGTCGTAAAATGTACCGCTTGCTTTTGTCGGGTTTCCACAAAGCAGCAATTTATTATTGGCTCCTGTCAGAGTACCTAAGATTGCTTCCATGATCGGATCTGCAACACCAGAAGCTTCATCAACGATGAATAGCATATTATCTTCATGGAATCCTTGCATATTTTCTGGAGTGGTTGCTGTTCTTGCTACTGCATACCAACGTTCTTTGCTACCAATCATAGATATTTTTGTTTTGGTCCACTGTAGTATCTCCTTCAATAACGGAGATTTACTTTGCCACTTTGAAACCTCTGCCCATAGAACATCGTTCAACTGGTGCAGTGTTGGGGCTGTTGCAACAACTCTTGCATTCTCAAAACAGCTTAAAAACCATAACAATGTTGCAGCTTCAAATCCTGTTTTTCCAACACCCTGTCCGGATTTTATCGTTACTTTTGGATTATCTCTTAAAGCAAATGCTGCTTCTTTTTGCCATTCATCTGGATAAAAAGAAAGAACTTCTTCAAAAAATTGAACTGGATTCTGCTGCCATAAAGGAATACTCTCTACAAGGAAATCATGTAATACTCTATCATCCATCTGATTCCCTCGCTTTTTTTACAGCATCCATCCAAGATTGAACTGCATCTTCTCCTGTATCAGTTTCACTGTGTCTGATTTGTTCTGTCTTAGCTCTGATCTGCTCAATCTTAGCTTTCTGTTCAACTGTAGCAATATCCATATGATCTGCAAGCCATTGTAAAGCTTTCATCTTATCAACCAGCTTAATACTCGCTCCGTCTTTTCCTTGCTTCACTTCCGTGATCAACGTTCCATCAACATCTTCAGATTGTTTAAATTTCACAGTATTGACTTCTTTTTCGAGGACTTCTTTTTCTCCAGTTTCTTTGTTTTCTACCATTACTGGACCAAAAGCACCCATAACTTGAATATTTTCTCGCCCAAACGATACATAATCTGTCACATCTGCAAACGCAATATCCATGTACTTTTGAAAGATATCTTCCTGCTTTAACAGTTCCCTGTTCATATGATTCTGCTTTAGCTGTTCAATCTCTTTTCTGATCACTGGATTCTTCATAAGCCTGCTTCCTAATACGGCAGCAGATGCATAAGTACATCCTGGATAAGCTTTCATGTAAGCTTTCGTATAATTAAACATCCTAGACTGATACAAACAAAAAAGCTGCTGCTGATCGGTAAGTTCATCGTTGATCACGACCTGACTTACATCCTCTGCAACGGCTTCTTTTTTGTGTGCACCCTTTTTATTTTGTGTGCACCCCTTTTGGATGCATTCTGTCTTTTTATCTCTCGACCATGCGTATCGTTTCTTCCATGACTTTACAGTGTTGATCGAGACTCCATACTTGGCAGCAATGTCTTTATATTTCATTCCCACTACATAGTCGGCTTCTGCAAGTATGTAGTTTTTTTCTTCACTCAAACATTACCACCTTCTTTCTTATTTCTTAAATGGACCACCAGGGACTCGAACCCTGGACTGTTCATCGGTTATAAGCCGACCGCTCTCCCTGCTGAGCTAGTGGTCCTTAAATTTATGTACGAAAAAAGCACCCGAAGGTGCTTGATTCTTTATATTATCTAGCTTTTGTTACTCCAAGTACGCTCATCAATGCTTCTCTTAATACTCCAGATACATTGATATGAGCTTCTTCTGCTTCTCGATTTAACCAATTGGGTAATGTCACATTTCTACGAACCATTTTATTATCGATCGCTCTTCTATACTCTGTAAGATCAACATCAACTAAAGATACAATTCCTTTTCCATCTTCTGCAAACGTTCCATTAGTCACGTCAACATCTGCTATTGGTGTAGGTTCTGGTATTGGTTTATTTTCATCCTGTAAATTGATACATGCTAAACCGATTGCATCTCTTGCCATTTCTATCGCATCTGCAATGGTTCCTTTTGCCTTACCCTCTTCATTTGCTTCTGTTAAAATTCCAAGATCCGGAACTTCAACTAAAATATTCGTATCTACATCTGTAAAGATAACTGGGTATGCTCCTTTCATTTCGTTCTCCTCCTATTATAATATATCTATTATGTGTTAAGGACAGGGGATTTTATAATCCCCATTTCCTTAAAATTGCTCTTGCTAACCTTTCATTTATCTCGCGATGTCGTGGAATCTTTTCTTCATCATCCCCTCGCTTATAAATATCATGGTTTCCTCCGTGTCTTGCAAATTCAAAACCCGCTTTTTCAAGTTTCTTCACTAGGTCTCTTTGCTTCATAAGTTACCTCCTTATGATTATATTATACACATTTAGTGTGTATAAGTCAACGCCTAGTGTGTATTTTATGTGTATTTTGCATAAGAAAAACCCGAGATGATTTAAAAAATCTCTCGAGCTTTCTTACTTCGAAATACATACCATTAAAGAAGAACTTTTCGTATAGTATCAATACACAAAATGTTTAGTCTATATATTAAACTATTTTCCTACGACAGTGAGCGACATTTATTCATTTTCTGCAAAAAATCTTTCATTTCTCTTCTGTAGATTCTTTTCATTGTACGCAATCTTTCTTTTAGGATGCATGGCATTCATCCTGTGCGCTACCTGTGTCCATGTCATTCCATCAATATAATACAGTCGGAAAATAGTTCTCAATTCACTTTTTTCGATGCTACTTATATACTGTTCTACTTGATTTGTTAATTCTAAAAGTTCATTTTCCTTTTTGATCAACATAGATTTTCGTTTATTAAGCAGCAGCCTCTTTCTGCTAAGTTCTGGTACTGGCATACCCTCAACAACAAAGTGCTGTATTCCACCCATGCCACCGCTTACTGTGTCTTTTACCGTTCCTTCTTCTGCAATTCTGAAGATCTGCTTTTCAGTCTCTGTGATTCTTCTCCTTAAATCTTTAATTTCTTCTTTCATGTCACAATATTGGATCAGTGCGTTCTTGTCCACGTTCTCCCCTCCTGTTACGATTTATTATCTGCTGCCTTATCCGGTCTGTCATCTCCTGGTACTCCTGTTTGTATTGCACCTGATCGGCACAAATGCCCATGCAGATTATCTCTGCACAGGCTTTGCATGGATCTACCATATCTTTCTTCCACCTTTTTGCTTCATCAGGTTTCTTTTGTAAAACTTCCCTTTGGTTGTCGAATAGTATTTGTCTTTATCTTCTTTTTTCTTTTGTCTTATTGCCTGCATGCTTAACTTCCAGGCAGTAAATTCAGTACACTTCTTTCTACATGCAACTCTTTTCTCTCCATCTGCTTTATGATCACAGTTTACACATGGACAATCTTGATATCCCATTTATGTATCACTCCTTATAATTTGTTCAGTGGACATTCTTCATCGCATATCCTTTTATATTTTTCATAATCATTCGGCGTTATTCTTGGATATACGCAATAACCATCACACATCTCAGTTCTAACTTCTTCCAGAATGTCCGTTACTGTCTTCACTCTCTCATGATCCTCTTTCACGACACCTGTAAGATTCTCTGTTATTGTCATAACTCATCCCTCTCTTTCGCTGCACTACAGAGTGACATTACTGCCACTCCTGCAACTGATCCGATAAATAATCCGCTCAAAAATCCAATGATCATAAATTATCCCTCCATCATATTTTCAAATCTGTCTTTCTACTTCACTTCTGGATATTTTTCGTGATCAACCTTGCACTTAAACGTCTCCTCAGTGTTTCACGCAATGCCTATGTACAAAACAATCTGTCCTTCTCTTTGTTCTGGACCACTCTGTCTCATCATCCTCTGGATCCATCACTTCGCCACAGACTACACAGCGAGGATGATCCCCACCGTGTTTCTCTCTGGTCTTCTTGTATGCGTTCATTGCTGTCCTGTTATTTTTAATCATTGTCTTTCTTCCCCCCCCCTGCATCATAGATCTCACATGAGATCACCTTATTGCCAACTCCATTATCCACAACTTCGAAATCGACATCGTATCCGACCTCAGCCAGATGGTCGATGATCCCAAAGTCATTGCCATTATCCTGCGAATGAATATAGACCTTCGCAAGCTTCTGTCTGATCTTTGTCATAATTAATTTACTCCTTAACTTTCCTTAACACTCTTGATCCTTGCCTTTAAGGCATCCAGAAACGAATCCTGTGTAACTTCTTTTGCTTCCAGTGCATCCATGACGTTCTCATCATATCCGCCGGCAGTGACTAGATGATGGATCACAACATTCTCTTTTTGTCCCTGTCGGTACAATCTGGCATTTGCCTGTTGATATAACTCCAATGACCAGTTAAGTCCAAACCAGACAATGATGTGCCCACCTGCCTGGAGGTTTAATCCATATGCTGCACTTGCCGGATGTGCAAGTAGGATATCCATCTGCCCATTGTTCCAGGCTGTGATGCTGCCCGGATTCTTTAACTCCCCGATCCGAAGCTTGCTCTTTTTCAAAGCCTTCTGGATCCGTGCCTTGTCATGCTTAAAGTTATAAAACACTAATATCCCCTTTCCGGCATTTGCATCGATGATCTCTTTTAAGGCTTCGATCTTCTCGTCATGCACCTCATGGTATATACCGTCTGCATCATAGACAGCTCCGTTGCAAAGCTGCAAAAGTTTATTGCTTAAAGCCGCTGCACTTGTAACGTCAATAGTCTCTCCATCGATATCCGCGATCATCGTCTTCTCCAGTTCTTCATACTGCTTCTTTGCTTTATCTGGAAGTTTGATATGACGGACATTATCGATCCGTTCTGGTAATTCCAGATAATCCTCTGCTTTCATGGAGATACAGATATCTTTGATCCGTTCATTGATCTCTTCGTCTGCCCATGTCCTTGGATTGTACTCATAGATCACATTTCCGTTTCTTGCTCCCGGTGTGAAGTAATTATCACGATATCCGGTTAGAGTCTTTCCTAGCCGTTCTCCTTCATCCAGAAGATAGATCTGTGCCCACAGGTCTTCCAGTCCGTTCGGAGTCGGTGTTCCTGTAAGCCCTACGATCCGGTGGATGTGACTCCTGACACTTTTTAATTTTCGGAATCGTTTTGCTTTGTTGGACTTAAAGCTCGACAACTCATCGATGATCACCATGTCAAACGGCCAGTCATTTTTGTAATAATCAACCAGCCATGAGACATTATCTCTTGATAACACCCAGATATCGCCGGGTGTGTTGATCGCTCTGATCCGCTGTTTGATACTTCCGAGAACCGGGATCACCCGAAGCATCTTTAAGTGATCCCATTTCTGCGATTCTCTTGTCCATGTATCTTCCGCAACCTTCTTCGGCGCGATGACGAGAACTTTCCGGACTGCAAACCGATTAAATCTCAGATCATTCACTGCTGTCAGTGTGATTACTGTCTTTCCAAGCCCCATGTCAAGAAACAATCCTAAGACTGGATCCGTGATCATGCGGTTAATGCAGTATCGCTGATAATTGTGGGGTACAAATTTCATATCATGCCTCTCTGTTCTAACTCTGTGATCTTGTCCAAGGCCTTGCCTGGATTCCATGCTTCGATCTCCCAGATCACTCGGTCAATATCTTTTTTGTTATCAAGAACGGTTGCATAACATCCTGTTGCTAAGATCCTACGGATCTGGACTTTCTGAAGTGGTGTCGTTTTCTCTCCCGGACGTTTCAATTCTACGAATCCAGATTTTCCACCCTGAAGGACTACAACTCTGTCTGGTACTCCAGCATTGCCCGGGGATACAAACTTATACGCCATACCTCCGACCTCTTTTACTTCATCCCTGAACTTGGATTCTATACTGCTTTCTCTCATATCATTCTCCTTTGCTTGTAATCAATGTTACATTGTCTCCCTATATATACGCGTGTATAGGCGTACATGGGGTACCACTATACCATTACCCTTTATATTTTATTTATATATAATTTAATGTTTACAATGTTTATATAGGCATTAGATATAGGATTTAAGCCATTTTTCTTGTAATCAATGCTCTGTTTACTGAATGTTTCTGTTGTTTACGTTTCCAAATATTGTATGTTTACTTTTTAATCTGTCAACACTCTGTTTACACGCGTATATCCTCTCTGTGTCCCATATGGACCGAACCTTACAGATGATATGCGTTGCCACCCATCGATACAATTTAGAATGCCATTAATCTCTATCGTATCCTGTCTTCGCATCTGTTTGAGATCACCGCCAAAGCACTCACACCAGACCTCAGCCGCACATATTCGATCACGTTCAACCATACTGCTCTCATCCTTTACTTGAAATTCACTATTGAAAAATGATCTTCTCTGTGCCTGACTCTTTTCCTTCCAGTCTGTTGGAATCTTCTTCTCCAAGAACTCTCTGATCACACCTTCTTTTGGAGATGCTTCTCTGTAAGTTTCCTGCTTCTCCTGTGCCACTTTAGCGACATCTCCGGACATATACAGTGGCTCTCCTAACATCCATCTTGCAGCCGCTTCTGCCCATACCTGATCGACTTCTGCCGGCAGTTCCTGAAAGATGTTCTTCTTTGGTTTCTGTTTTCCAAGTCCAACCGGCCAGAACCTTCGGTTCCCCGTTCTGTCCTTTAAAAACTCTTTATCGTTCGTAGTTCCTACGATGATACAGTTTCGTGGGAAATTTGCGGTCCTACGTCCATACGGCATACGATAAACATCCTCTTTCTTACTTAAGAACTGCTTGACTGCATTCATCTCTGATCTGTTAAATCCAGTTAACTCTCCAGCTTCAATGATCCAGTAGCCCTGCACCATCTCTGCTGCATCTTTCCCTTCAAAGGTACTCATTGAATCGGAATACCAGTCTTTGCCCAACATTGAAAAGAACGTACTCTTTCCAACACCCTGTGCTCCCGACAGGATCAGCATATAATCAAATTTACATCCTGGATGCATGGCTCTGGCAACCGCAGCACACAAAGTCTTTCTTGTTGCTGCACGTACATATTCAGAGTCCTCTGCCCCGAAATAATCGATCAATAGCGTATCTAATCGTCTGACCCCATCCCAGTTAAGGCTTGTAAGGTATTCTCGGATCTTATGTCTTTTATGTCGATTTGCATAGATCGCCATGCCGTCTAATATCTTCTTTTCTCCTGTGATCCCGTAAGTCTTCTCCATGTAATGTCTTAATCCGGCATCATCTTCGTCGGTCCATGCGCGATCCTTATAAGGGAACTCCGGATGAAATTCCCACAGCATCGATCTGCAGACAGTTGCTCTGTTCGCAAATTCATCATAATATAATCGGTCCTTTAAGTTTGGATCGTTCTCCAGAATGATCAACACGTTATCGATCGTCTTATTCGGCATTCCTGTCTGTGAACTGCAGCTTAACTTTTCCATCCAGTCAAGATCTTCCTTTGATATATCCTGTGAAAATTCTGACTGTGCGCGTTCATATCGTTCTGCAGTAATGACTTTTGCAACATTTGGCTGTTCCATCGCAAACTCACACATTGCAGAAAAGGATGGAAGCCTTGTGATCGGCGTTCCTTCCTTTGATCCATAATCAAGTTCATAAAACTTATGGATCCGGACCAGATCAAATGCATTGCATAATCTTCCACCTGCAGGATCTGTGGCATGATGGCTGTATAAGAATAATCCATCCTCATATAACACAGCTCCGCCAACTGTCGAACCTTCTGTATAGGTATAGCGCCCCGGATGCATATCACACGGTTCATAGATGCCATCCAGAAACGTATCCATTGCCTGTTCCACTGTATAGGTCTTACAGAATGCACCGACGATTCCTTTCTTTTCTAATGGATTTCCCTGTTTTTTGATACTGCGGTCACGGAGCTTTACCGCTCCTGGCACTTCCGGCCACTGTGTGATATCTCTCCAGTTATCATATATTGCAAGCATTCCGTCTTTACTTAAAAACGGCTTGTCTGCATAGCAGAATCGATACTGACTGTCCTTACTGCAGCTTGGCCAGTACATCAACCGGACTGTTTCGAAAGTCGTCGGGTCAAAGATGCCCATTCCGATATACTCCGCGGCACGTCTCGCGATCGGCTCATATTCATCCGGAGAAGCCGGCTGATCCAACGGCAGAATGATTCGAAGTCGCGGTGCTGCTTCTTCATGCTTCCTGGTACTGTAGACCACATAAGAACAACCAAGGTTTTCTAAGATGCCGATCACCTCATCAGTTCCACCCGGTTTTATATGGTCGGCATCAAGTGTGATCAGATAGCGATAACCGGCATTTTCATTTCTTCTCTGTTCTCCGGAAAGTTCCCCACCAACGAAACCACCGACATCCTTGATCTCATCTTGTTTTGCTTTGCGGTAACCCATATACTCTGCCAGAGTTTCTTCTGTCCTGATCGGATGTTCAAGCTTCTCTACAAAATCAGACCAGTACATCTCCTGTTTCAGCCAGGTCTTTGATCTTCGGCTGCTTCCCGTTGATATTTTAATTTTTAAGTCATTCTGAAACATGCCGTTCCTCCTACTCTTTCTTATAGAAATCTCCTGTAAATCCATCTGCGTTTAACGGCAGCCCTTCTGCCCACTCCGGAGCCCTGCACATCAGATCGATGGCTTTCTCCAGTGTCAGATCAGAACCTTTTGGCACTTCTGCTATGATCTCATCGTGGATATGAAAGTTGATGAGATAACCACCGAATAACATATTTCGGATCGCATTCGCCAGCAGATCTCTTGCCACTGCCTGTACAATATTCTCGACTAGTTTCCCACCGTACGTTTCAAGTCTCTGCCATTTCTTCGTTCCATCGATGCCCATGTATGTGATACTCTTATTTCCCCATGCATTCTCTCCGATCTGTGGATCTGGATAAAATAAGCATCGTCCGGAAGGAAGTTTGATCATAAAATAATCTGCATCTCTCATAAACGTGATCCCATGCTGGATCTGGTTTGTTGTTCCGAGTGTTACCGTCTCGATCGCACAATTCTCTACCGTATACCAGAAATCCTGAATCCGTTTGTTCGCTGTCCTCCATCGGTGTACGATATCCGGAAGTTCTTCTTCCGTAAGTCCCATCCTTAATGCTCCCATCTGGATCAATGCTCCGGTACCGCCTTGGTATCCAAGGGCAAGTTCTGCGACCTTTCCTTTTGCCCTGAGTGCATATTCCGGATTTCCTTTTTTGATCTTCTCGATCGGTACGTTAAACATACTGGATGCCGAAGCCTCGTAAATCTTGCCGTGGGTACGGAAGACTTCCAGTCTCCAATCCTCTCCGGCTAACCAGCTGATCACTCTCGCTTCAATCGCTGAAAAGTCTGCGACGACAAACTCATATCCCTCTCTTGGAACAAATGCTGTCCGGATCAGCTGTGAGATCGTATCTGGCAAGCTGCCATAAGTCAGTTCCAGCATCGCTGCATTTTCCTGTTTTACCAGGTTCCTTGCCAGTGATAACTCCGGGATATAGTTTCTCGGAAGGTTCTGAACCTGTACCAGACGTCCTGCCCATCTCCCCGTTCTGTTTGCACCATAAAACTGTAATAATCCACGGACTCTTCCATCCTTGCAGACCGCGTTTTCCATAGCTGTGTATTTCTTCACAGAACTCTTGGCCATCTCTTTACGTTTCTTCAGAACATAATAAACTGCGGGGTTTGCTTGTACCTGTGGAGCTTCTAACAGTTCGTTCACTGCTTCTTTCCCTAACTTATCGATATCTTTTCCTAGCTGTTCGGATAACCACTGTTTTAACTGGGCAACACTGTTCGGATTATCGATTCCAGAAACACGCCGGATATCACCTCCAAGCTTTAATGCTGCCTGATCACTTAATTCCAATGCCCCATTGATCAGTGCAAGGTCCACCTGAGTCCCCTGTTGATTAATAGTCTGGTCATAATGCCAGTTGGTCCATTCCTGCGTTGGAACCGGATAATCCTTTAGATGATCCTCGATCGCACGTTCCACTTCCACATCTTGTTTGCAGTATTCTTTAAACAGGTTCCATTTCTCTATATCATGTTCAGGAAAGTTTCTTGTGCGTCCGCCGTTTCTCTTTGTAGGCTTGCATGGCACACAAAAATAACGGATCAGTGCTTTTCCAACTGCCATCTTTTGCTTCTCCTGTGGAAATCCCATTGCTTTCCCAACTCCTGCAAGGGATGCCGGATACCCGCAGTAAAGAGAATGGATCATCGTACACTGCCACTGATCCGGCCAGATCTCATAAAACTGACTTAATGCATTGATCTCGAAATTTGCGTTATGAGCCATCTTGATCGTTGCTGGTGCTTTCAGATCATCGATCACGTTTTCCGGAAGTTTCTCCCCCTGTGCAAGATCTACGATCCTAACAGGTCCATCATCATAGGCATAAGCAAACAGTAGAATCTGAAAGTCCGGAGACTGTACGTACTTGTACAGCCCGGACTTTGCAATGTCTACACTACTATAAGTCTCGATATCGATATGCAGGATGTTCTTGCGCGGGATCATAATCCCATAACTCCGCCACCATTGATCGGAGCCCCCGTGATCGGATTAATTCCAGTGACTGGATTTACGCTCTGCTGTGTTACTGCTGCCTGTGTGTTCATCTGCGGAACTGCTGTGGCCTGGACATTTGACTGTGGCATTGTTCCAAAGTCTTCCGCTGCTGTTGTTCTTCCTGTTAATGGATCACCTTCTCTTGTTTTCTGGACATTGTTCAGTCCGCATCCAACACCTCTGTTTCCGTTTGTGTTATATGGGAAAAAGTTTAAGGAAACTCTTCCGTAGCATCCGGCATATACTTCTGCAGGATTTAAGATTGCCTGACAGTTTGCATCGACAACTTCTGGTCTCTGTTTACTGGATGCTGTCATGACCATATGTCCTTTACACTCTTCTCCGAATGGCTCTCCGTTTGGTCTTGTTCCATCTCCATCATGCATCGGATTCTTCAGCATTGCCGGCATCTGTCCGTTGAATTTTGTAGAGACACCTTCCTGTGCTGCAGCCTGCATTGCTGCCTGGATCGCATTGATCGTTGTTGTGTCTGTCTTAGGGATCAGGATCGTCACAGAATATTTTTCTTCCTGTCCTGGATTGTTCGCATGTGGCTGAAATACGTGTGGAAATGAAAATCTTACTTCGCCTGTTGTTACTTTTGTATTACTCATAGTTTTTTACTCCTTTTATTTAAAATCTTCTGCTGCTGTTGTTTTCGGGTTATAAGCCGGACGTTTATCGGATTCCGGTGCAAGTGTTGGCTTTCCATTTGGCTTTTGGATGAACTCCCCGCAGATCGTCTGGAAGTCTTTCTTTCCGACCATCTTTTCAAGATCTGTCAGGGTAAGCTGTGCCCTTTCATACAGAGTTTCTTTCGGGAAACCGTTCAGTTCCAAGACATCCGCCATCTTCTCGTAATCTGTGATCATGCGATTGCTTCTGCCCTCAACGATCTTCCATCCTGGGATCTCTCCGCCATCGATCAGTTTTGTCTGTGCATAGGACTTTAATTTTTTATGCCAGGCAACCAACTGTTCTGCTTTTGCAAGGGCTTCTCCCACCTCTTCGTCTGAAAGCTCCGGTGGAAGCTTTGTTTCATAGGTTTCCAGAAGTTCCAGATTGTCATAAGCTCTCTGTCTGCAGTTTAAGACTTTGCAGAATCTGCAGTGTTCCCCGGAACGAAACTCTCCTTCTCCTTTGTAAGCTAATTCAGCTTTCGGTTTGACTACGACATTGCCCCATGTTGTCAGCTCTCTTTTATTCGTTTTCCATGTGGAAAAGTTATTGAGCCTTGGCTGTACGATATGAAAAAAAATGTCCTCGATCGGATATAAAAATCCGTAAGCCTTTAATGCTCCTAGTGCATACAATCCCATCTGCGGATTCCCACCTGCATTTACTGGAACACCTTTTCCGTATTTAAAATCGATCACATGCATGACCGTACCGCAGATCAGGATGCAGTCTGCAGTACCGAATCCATCCGGCGCGTACTCATCAAACTCAACTCTTTTTTCCACTGCCATATATGGCTTTTCTGAAAGACTGTTGCTAAGTGTCTCCACATAGTCAACATACTGATCTGTGAATCCCTGCATCTCTTCCTGATACAGTTCATTCTTTTTGATCTTGTTCATTCTTCTTGTGTAGGTTCCGGTCTTTAAAGAATCTGCTGTCAGTTTTAACTCACAGATCTCATGTGCCAGAGTCCCTTCTTTGGTATAAGCGCTCTCTGTATCTGGAAGCTCATCACACAGTTTTGCGGAAGGAGTACAGTGGATCCACTGCACCGCCCCGCTTGCTGATAACAAAGCATGTTTTCTTTTCTTAGCCATCTTAGATCACCGCCCCGATCGCTTTGATCGCAGATGCAAACTCTCCATATTTCTCCTGTGGCAGATCCATCAGAGTCTGTGCACCTAAAGCTGCCAGCGTATTCTGGACATCCTGCATCTTTCCGGCATCGATCAGACCTGTCGCTGCGACTGCCAACTGTTCCATTGTATATGTAGGCGTTGCTGTGGCTGTTGGCACTGGGTTAACCGCAGATGCTGCATTTTGTGCCACGGGCGCTGCTGGTACAGGCTGTACTGGTGGCGTGCTTGGTACAGTTGTAGCTGCTGGCGCAACTGTTTCCGTTGGTACAACTGTCTGTTGCACTACGGGTGCTACCTTTGTTGCATTTACCTGTGTTCCCTCTTTGCTGTTCCCTGCTGCATTTGCCAGTGCAAAAATGGCATTTGCCAGATTGTCAAGCCCTGTTACGTTTACTGTGATTTCCATTATTAAGTCCTCCTAATTCTTCTTTGTTTAATAGATACCCGATCCCCAAGATTTGAAAGATCAGGTTTGTATCAAGATCCTGTCCAGCTTTATGCAGCCGGACAAGAGTTTCAACCCTTTCATAAGATGCAGCTAATTCATCGTATACTTCACGACTGATCAGCAATCTATCTTCCTTCATCGTTTATATCCTTTCTACTTGTTTCTTAAACCCACACTCTGTCGTCATTCGCCACTGTACTGCTTTTGAAATCTCTTTATCTAAAGGATCTAATTCTTTGGACAATGCGTTCGCTAATACTCTCAGAGATGCTACGATATAAGGTAGTGTTCCTTCAGAAACAGGTGTTACACTATCTGATATTTTAAGAAGAATGTCCCTACATACTTCCCCAACAATATCGTTTACTTTATCTCCCTGATTGATTGCTGCACATTTGTATGCTTCTTCTATTTTTTTTTCGCACTGTAATAAAAACTCTTTTGTCATTGTTCCTTCTCGCTTTCTGTGCTATAATGCACTTGTGTTAAATTATTTATATCCGCACCTTCTGGAGTTGCCGCTTCAGGGGGTGCATTTTTCTTTCATCAAGCTCTTTCAGAATTTCTTTCTCATTCATCAAACCTCTTCACTCCTTCCTCATAGATTACTGCTGTGATCAAACACACCGCTGCTAATTCTTTAAAGATTCCCATTGCGATCAGCACCGCTGCTGTGCAGATCATGGCTTTTGTCTCTGTATGCATCTTTATGCTCCTTTCTCAAACGCTTATCATTTCAGTTGCAAAAAACTTTTTTGCATTTATGAAATACCTGTGCTTTTTTTCACTTGTCCGGATTGCATATCCCCATGGAAAAATCCCTTGAATCAGTCCTTTTTCGATTGTTGGAACACCCATTCCCATCAAATACGCAACTTCTTTCGGGGTTAACGTCTCTATTTTCTTTTTAGGAATTACTATTTCTTCGAAGTAATTCTCTGGAAGATCAAATGCTTCTGCAATCTCATTTCTTCTCGCCTTCGCCGGTTCCGAATCTCCAGACATCCACTTACTGACGGTCGATCTACTTACACCGCAGATTCTGGACAACTCTACTTGATTGATGTTTTGATCTGCCATTACTTTTTTAAGCCTGTCCCTGAACACCTTTATCACCTACCTTTCTTCAGATGGCTTAATTCTCTGCCCGACGATTGAGTGCTATTTTTAATAATTAACCAATTTAGGGAGGAATTTCGTGTATCGGACAGAGGATTAAGCCATCTGCTATTATTCTGTTGTCTTTCTTCCATATATCTCCTATACTTAATTCACAGGGCACTGGCATGTCCGAGTTTTTAAGAAAGGAGTTTTTCATATGTCTCATATCATTAAATCTCTAGGTTCTATAACATGGTCTGATATAATTGAAATCGCTGGGATTATTGCTTCTACAATTACAAGTATCATTGCAATAGCTATTTCTGTAAAAACGCTACGCCAAAACAATAAGATGCTCGAAGAAAGCACTCGCCCTAATATTCAAATTTACTCAATTTATTCAGACACCATTGTTTACATCATGATCAAAAATTTTGGTCAATCATCATGTACAATTGATTCAATATCTTGTGATCATAAATTTTCTGGAAAAGAAATTTTTAATGATGATCTTGGCGAAGATATATTTGCACGTCTCTCTGGTGCAATTATTTCTCCAGGTTACGCAATTCGTTGTCCTCTTGTTGGATATGCCACGACAAAAGATGATTTACATTTTCATGTGAAATATCATTCCTCTGTCAAAACCTATGAAGATGCTTTTACTTTTAATATTCGTGCAAATTCTCCATTTGCAGATACATATCCCGGCGGGAAAAATACCGATGATCATTTAAAAAACATTTCTAAAGGCATACATGATTTAGTAAAAATGAAGTTATAACAGTACTGATATAAGTTATACTAGCTCCTACAAAACACCATGTGATTGCATCCACGTCTGTGTAGGAGCTTCTTTTTGCTCTTACCACTCCACATCCTGTAACTATGCATCCTGCTATAATTCCAACACATCCGATTATGATCAAGATCATTTCGTCTTTCTCACCTCCTGGTTATTTAATTCGCTTGTTTCTTCTTATCTTCTTTCTTATAATTAGATTTACAGGGCACTGCCATGTCCGAGTATTCAAGAAAGGACGAGTTATAACATGAAATTTTTAATATTATTTTACTTATTGATATACGTATATTTTGTTGCGAAAAATATCTTTCTTCTCTGTAAAATACGTAAAGCAATAACTGTGTTAAATAATTATTTAAATTCTGCAATTATGCCAAAATCTTATTATGACGAAATAATTAAAAAAGATAATTATCAACAATGTTTAAATGATGTTCTTTTTTATTACCCTACTATCGCAGAATTTAAAGATAGTTTTGAATGTCTTGAATATGGTGTTCCAGACAAACAAAATCTTGTTGCTGCATATCATCTTTGCAATGAGTTAATGATGAAAAGAAATTTTATCTTTCATTCATTCACCGAATCCTTAAATCCTGTTAATGTTTTGAAACAAATATTTAAATTTCCTTCCTCTTTCATCGCTTGGATAGGATTTAATCCATCCTCTATGTTCTCGAAACTATTTAATATTTTTTGTTGGGCACTTACTTTCGCGCTCAATATGTATTCAGAAGAAATAAAATCTTTTATATCTACATTGATTCATAAATAGCCTTTACACATAGAAAAATCAGCATAAAAATCACAGCACTTTCTTTTTTACTTACATTCTCTGTGAAGCTCAAAAAATAATTTATGATTTGTGATAAAAATAGTGTAATGATCAATATTGCACTATTTTTTTTCATGGTTGATCACCTCCTGGTTATTTGGTTTCGCTTTTGTGAACTTCTTTTGTAAAAAAATATACTCCTATTTCATTAGGAATAATGCCAAGAACTTCTGATCCTCGATCAATGTCTTTCTGCGAAAAATAAGACTTTCCTTGAAAAACATTTGTCAGATAGTTGTGTGATCGTCTTATCTCTCTCGCAAATGTGCCTTCTGTTCCACATTTTTCTTTAATTCGTCCGCGTAATTTTGAATAATCATACTTAGGCTCTGCGAACAAGTTAATCACCTTCTTTCTTTTTGTTTCGTTTTTGTGAACCTATATCTAGTATAACACATCATTTACACTTGTCAATTCTTTTTTTCACATTTTCGAAACTTTTTTTCAAATATTCATTGTAAATGTGAACTTTTAATGTTATAATCCGAGTATAGTACATATAAGAAAGAAGGTGTTCATTTGAAAAAAGACACAAGTACAAGACTTCAAGAGTTAATGGCTATAAAAAATATTAACCAGGTCGACCTCTGTCAACGTACTGGTATTCCAAAATCATCTATGTCAATGTATTTAAGTGGCGAAAGAAGCCCAAGACAAAATAGACTATCTCAAATTGCCGAAAAATTCAATATATCTGAAGCATGGCTGATGGGATATGATGTTCCTATGGAAAGAACTGATTCTTTATCAGACGAATCTTTATCACATAAAGATAAACGCGATATTTTAGATATCATAAGTTCTACCAAGGCTGAATTGTTATCCCAAGAAGGACTAATGTTTGATGGCGATCCTGCTTCTCCAGAAGCAATCGAATCTATTCTAAGTGCAATGGAAATTGGGATGGAGATGGCTAAGAAAAAGAACAAGGAAAAATATACACCTAAAAAATATAAAAAGGACTGATGTGAATGGACATAAAAAAGATTGTAAATTCGCTTGTCAAGAAACACAAAACAAGAAATCCTTTTGAGATTATCAAAGGACTAAATGTTATTCTTGTGCCAGTGCCACTTGAAGGTGTCAGAGGGTTTTATCAATATTTTCAAAGAAATAATATTATCTATATTGATGATTCTCTTCCAGAACATGAACAGATTCTTGTCTGCGCCCATGAGTTAGGCCACATGCTACTGCATAAAAAGGCTAACGCTCTCTTCATGGATACGTATACTGGATTTAACACCACAAAATACGAAAAAGAAGCTGATTTATTTGCTATGGAACTTCTGGTACCTGACGAAACATTCTTAGAATATCAAGAATATACAACTGAACAAATTGCACTCGCTCTTGGGTACACTGAAAAACTAATTAAGTTAAGATTAAAATCAAAATGAAGGGAACATAATGGGGTTATTAAATTCAATATTTGGAAACAACGAATTAAATGATAAGATTCAGGAATTAGAAAATTCTAATTTAGAAATGCAAAAAACAATTGCTAATCTTGAAATCGAAAAAGCTAAATTGGAATCGAAGCTTACACCTGAAATGTTGGATTTGGAATCTTTACAAAAACAGATTTCTGAATCACAAGTAAAATTTGCTCATGATAAAATGGAACAAGAACAAAAGCTTTCAGAACAGTATGATAAGTACATGGAAGAAATTTCTAAGCAAAAGTCGCTTATTCTTGCTTACAATGACGAAATTAATGAGCTAAATTCTAATATAAAAGAATTGAAAAATGAACTTATTACTTTCTCTGATGAAGTTCTTGTTCAGGATTTCGGGTTATATGAACCACGCTACTCTTTTACTAACGCTGATGCTTATAAAGCAGAGCTCATAAATATACGAAACCAGCAGAAAGCAATGATCAAGGATGATACAGCTGTATCCGGGAACATAGGATGGCAAGTAAATGGTAGTGAAGCCAAAGGACGAAAGTTAGTAAGAGACATGCAGAAGCTACTGCTTCGTGCGTTCAACAGTGAATGTGATGAGATTATTAGTAAGGTAAAATACAATAACTATGATACATCTGTTAAGAAAATGGAACGAAGTTTCAATGCTATTGCTAAATTGGGTGTAACAATGTCAATTGCCATAACCGCTCATTACTATGATCTGAAAATTCAAGAGCTTAGATTAGCTCTCGAATATCAGATTCAAAAACAGCGTGAAAAGGAACAAAAGGCAGAATTAAGAGCTCAACAGCGTGAAGAAGCTCGATTACAAAAAGAACTAAAAGAACAACGTAAAAATATTGATAAAGAACGCAAACATTACGAACAAGCCCTTTCTAATATCAATCATCAAATTTCAACCGCTTCTGATGACAATATAGAAGATTTAAATCAAAAGAAAGAGGAAATCATACAATCTCTTTCCGAGATTGACACTAAAATCAAGGATATTGATTACAGAGAGGCTAACCAAAAAGCTGGTTATGTATATGTAATTTCTAACATTGGATCATTCGGTGAAGGTATTTACAAAATCGGTATGACACGTAGATTAAATCCACAAGATCGTGTAGATGAATTAGGAGATGCTTCTGTTCCATTCAAATTTGATGTACATGCAATGATCTTTTCAGAGGATGCTCCAGCATTGGAAGCAGCCTTACATAGAGCTTTTGAAGATCGTAAATTAAACCTTGTAAACCAAAGAAGAGAATTTTTCAGAGTTTCCTTAGATGAGATCAAGGATGTTGTTAAGAATAATTTTGATAAAACAGTGGAATTTGTTGATGTTCCTGATGCTGATCAGTACAGAATCTCCCTGAAACTACGAGAGGAGGAACATCAAGAATGAGCATCTTTGATTTTTTCAGAAAGTCGAAACCCGAAGAACCTAAGCAAGAAGTTTTAGATGAACCATCAACTCCTAACATCGCCTTGGATTCATCATCTTATGTCAATGATTCAGAAGTTTCCCTAAAAAAAAGAGAGTTTTATACAGCTGTATTCCTCGACAGATACAGTACTGGAACTCCGATCATGGACGACAACGAATATCCAAGATACTTCCAGTATGATTTTGAAATCAAAAGCCCATCTAAATTTCATAAAAAATTAGTCCAAGATGGTTATTATAAAGATGCTGAATTGGTAGATATCTTGCGTTCTTTAAGAATACCAGAGTTAAAAGCTCTGTTAAGAGAATTACGTCTACATGTATCAGGGAACAAAGAAGATTTGATCAATCGTCTATTAGCTACTGATTCCTCTGATGAATTAATGCATATTTTAAATGCTGATCATATAAAATTTTATTCTCTATCTAATAAGGGAAAATATTTTGTGGAAAATCACAAAGATTATATTGATCTGTTTAACCACAGAATCAAATTAGGGATAGGCATTGACGAATATATATCTGCTAAGAAATCATGTCCAAATAATTATGATTTTCATAAGATCATTTGGTCTATATTCAATGATCGAGAATTTGAATACATGAAAAATAGTAAATTCAATTTATTAACATGTAATTATCGATCTATGGCTGAATGGCTAGGTGATTCAGGTAAACAGGAAGATTCTCTTCTGTACTACCTAAAGGCACTCTACTTTGAGATTATGGCTTCAAATTTTAGCAGCATATCATTATATAACGATGGCGTATATTCTTCTACACGTGTACATTCAGATTCTTTTAATGAACCATATTTAACATATCTTGTAGGAAAAATTTATAATTTAAGAGAATTTTATTCTCAAACAATTTTTGAAGATGCTTGTGAAGTAATGAATCACTTTTATGAATTTGTCTTATGCGATAAAAATACTTTCAAACGTTTGGTTGAAGATATAATCAATAATAATTACGATCATGACAAATGGATGAAGGAATTTACGACGAATCAGATCGCACTGGCACTTGGGTATAGTGAGGAATTGATTCGGTTGAGATTGAAATAGATTTATTTTGTCAGACTCTGACAAAGCAGTAAAAAGTACAGCAGGTATAATAAGGAGTAAACATATGGACCTTACAGAAAAACTACTTGACAAATCAAAAGAAGCTTTTACCATGGCAATAGAAATATACAATAAACCAACAATCAAATATAGAATTGAAGGTTTTAGTTTCTTTATCTGCAATGCCTGGGAATTAATGCTTAAAGCTTATATGATAAAAGCAAAAGGCGAAAATAGTATATATTATAAAGATAATCCAGAACGAACTTTATCTTTGGAAAACTGTATCCAACAAGTATTTACAAATAATAAAGATCCTCTTCGTATCAATCTTGAAAAAATTATTGATCTTCGCAATACCAGTACACACTTTATTGTAGAAGAATATGAAATGGTATATGTTCCATTATTTCAATCTTGTATATTGAATTTTAATGACAAAATGATGTTATTTCATTCTATAGACATGACAGAAATCATTCCTCAAAACTTTCTAACACTGTCTGTCAGCATGAAAGCCCTGAATGAATCTGAAATAATTGCAAAATATCCTGAACAGATTGCTACAAAAATATTCAAAACACGTGATGCTATTGATACTCTATCCCAGAATAATAATGCTAAATTTGCAATCACCATAGAACATCATCATTATATTACAAAGAAAAAAGAAGAAGCTACTTCTTTTGTAAAAGTTGATAAATCAGCTGATACTCCTGTGCAGATCATTAAAGAGCTGAAAGATCCAAACAAAACACACTGTTATACTGCAAAACATTGTATCGATGCTATACAAAAACAAATAAGTAAGAAAAATATTCAGTTAAAATATAATGGTAAAAATACTGAGTTTAACCGTTTTCATTTTAATAATTTTTGTAAACACTATGGATTAAAAGCCAATCAAAAGTTTTGTTATATTCATACACAGTATGAACAACCACAATATACCTATTCTCAGCAAGCAATTGATTTTATTGTGGTCGAACTTACAAAAGATCCAGAACATATTTTAGATAATATTAAGACAAAAAAATAAGTCAACCCCAGGGGCAAAGGAAATTCTAAGCATTACTGCCTACTCCCATTCAGGAACCCAGCCATATCCTTCTCGAGTTAACTTATTGTCATTATAATAGTTTATACATCATCTGTCAATTTATGCACAGATTTTTATACAAAATACTTTTGTCAGACTCTGACAAAACAATTTACTAAATACCATTTCGGTAACTTCACCAAAATGGTCAAAATAAAAAACCGCCTGGCTGACAACCAGACGGAATTTAGAAACCTATCAACAACGTGGTGTGTGATATGCTTCTGACTCGACACCAGAATTATATCATACATCCTGCAAAAACACAATTTGATAAGGGTGTATTTTTTGTACCCTTTTTTTAGAAAGGAATGATGATATATGGCAAGAAGAAACCCCAACGGCTACGGCAGTGTGACAAAATTAAAAGGTAATCGTTCACGCCCTTATGTGATTAAAGTCACTACATACGATGAAGATGGACACGGAAGGCAGGTCCCAGTGGACTATGCTGCTACTCGTGAAGAGGCAAATATTATTTTAGCCAGGTACAATGATAATCCTTGGAATATTGATCGCAATCGCGTCACTCTTGCAGAATTATATAAGCGATGGCTTGAAGTAAAAGCTCCTAAACTTGGAAGTTCTCGTTTATATACACTTAAAGCAGCTTATAAACATTGTCAAAAACTGTACGGAAAGAAATATAGGCAAATACGAGCTTATCATATGCAAGCAACCATGGACGATTGTGGTCGTAGTTACGCTACACAATCTCATATCAAAGCACTTTGGTGGCATTTAGATAATTTTGCATTTGAATTAGACATTATAGATAAGATGTATTCTCAAATAATTTCTGTCAGCACAGAACAGGGAGAAACTAAACGCACTCCATTCACTGAAAAAGAAGTTGAAGCTCTGTGGAAAATATCTGATCAAAAAAATGTAGATATTGTATTAATCTATATTTACACCGGATTCAGATTAATGGAATTGTTAAATATGACATGTGATCAGATCAATCTTGAAGAAGAATATTTTAAAGGCGGAAGCAAATCTTCTTCAGGGAAGAACAGAATTGTGCCAATCCATCCTCGTATCATGCCGTTTGTGAAAAATCGGCTAAAGAAAAGTAATGAATATTTTTTAGAAACTGATGAAGGATCTAAATTTAAAAAAGGGGATTTTTATGAAGAATGGAAAACTGTTATTTCTTATATAACAAAGAAGAAGAAAACTCCTCATGAAGCTAGACATACTTTTGAAACATTCCTTGATAATGCAGGTGGTAATAGAAAGTGTATTGATATGCTGATGGGGCACAAATCTAAAGATGTTGGAAATAGGGTTTATAATCATAAAACAGTGGAACAATTGAGAGATACTATTCTCTTGTTGAAATAATAAATTTCCATTCAACAAGTAACAAATTAGTAACACATATGTTAGGAAATGACCATTTTAAGCCATTTCCTAACATTGCAAAATTATTATACCATAAAAAGAATGGCACTGTATATCACTTTAGTAATATACAGTATCTTTCCTTTCTTCATTATCATCATGTATCTACTTTATCTAAGCAAATTCCACATTACAGCCTGTGCTTTTTCTAAGTCTTTTCTCGCCACAAAAATTTCATACTGTATGGACTGTGATGTAGGATTCCCCACACTTCCAAAGTTTCCACGAAGTGTTCCTGATCCTGCCCATTCTCCTAAGTGATTGTATGTTTTGTATTTGTACTTAATCTTTTCCCGATCCAAGATATCCCTGATCGCATTAAATTGTATCATGTCTGTTCCAATCCATAAGCTTTCTGAATTTAATATTGTAAGCAT